ATTAGATGCGCTGGGCGCAACTGAATAGAAAATAATTAAGAAAGAGTGCCTAAAGTGGGCTAAGCGGTGGGGGCTGGAGGATTGGCGCTATGATTTTCTGCTAAGTGATACAGATGGTGATGACGCAACAGTCAGCCCTAACTTGGTTGATCATATCATTACTTTTCGATTCAATAGAAATGGACATTTCTCTATATCGTTGATAAAAGAAGTCGCGAAGCACGAAATGGCGCACGTCCTGCTCGCCGAGTTGCGGGCGCTCGGAATGTCCCGCTTTATCACGCCGGACGAGTGGAACGCGGCGGAGCACAGGGTGGTAATAAAACTGGAAAAATTGCTATAAAAAAGAAAGCAGGGGAGTAGCAAACATGATAGCTTGTGTAATAGCAAAACTAATTAAAGCAAGATTAAATTGGAGGCATTATTATGAAATTCAAAGTTAAATCATTGGTAAACGATAGCGGTCAGTCATTATTTCGGATAGTTGACGAGAAGGGAGATGTAGCGTTAAACAGCAAGACTGGGGTTTTTCTTGATGGTGGTGGACACACAGACAACCAAAAGGCAAAACGACAGGTAGGATATTTGAATACCTGGGCGAAAAAGGAAGAAAAGAAGGGCAAATAAATGGCAAAAAAACTAATATCCACACAGAAAGCGAGAGAAATAAAATATGCTCCTGTTCCAACTGGGGCAGCGTTTCATTACAGCGATAAATTTCTGCGAGGAATAAAGGGTCCGGTAGGATCCGGAAAATCCAGTTGTTGTGCAATGGAGCTTCTTTCCCGGGCGCATGAGCAAAGACCTTGGAATGGCGTTCGCTATACTCGATTCGCAATTATAAGGAATTTTTACCCTGAATTGCGTGATACAACACTTAAAACATGGCTCGAGTGGGTTCCGGAAAGTATTTGCCCCATAAACCATGCTCCGCCAATGACGGGAAAAATGACCCAAAAGCTGGATGATGGCACAATAGTAGACATGGAAGTCGTATTTTTGGCTTTGGACAGAGATGAAGATGTGGAAAAACTGATGTCTTTGGAATTAACCGGCGCTTGGATCAATGAAGCTCGTTATATTCCCTGGGGCGTAGTTAGGGATCTTCGACCGCGCGTCAATCGTTACCCGAGCAAAAAAATGGGTGGACAAACTTGGCATGGCGTAGTAATGGACACAAATCCACCCGATACAGAGAGTTGGTGGTATAAATTGGCGGAAATTGAAAAACCAGTTAATGCAGAATTTTTTAGTCAACCTCCGGCATTACTCATGTCTGAATCGGAAAAGAAAGGTGGACCGCCAGTCTTTACGCCTAATCGTGGACAGGGTGCATATTTGCCTGCGGAAAATATTTCAAACTTGAATAGCGGATTTGACTATTATCTTAATCTTGTTCCGGGATCAGATATCGAATGGATTAAAGTAATGATTTTGGGACAATATGGTTCGGCAATGGGTGGCAAACCTGTTTATCCTGAATATATTGATGATATGCATTGTGCCAAAAAAGAATTAGAACCATATCGTGGACTTCCGTTACTTATTGGATTTGACTGGGGCCTGACGCCGGCTGCCGCTATTCTTCAAATATCTCCACAAGGACAATTACGCATTATAGATGAAATTGTAACCGGCCTTTCTACCGAAGACTTACAGAATTATCCACATAACCGTTATGCAGGAGAAATGGGAATAAGGAGATTTGCCAGAGAACTGCTTCGACCATACCTGAACAACACCTATCCGAATATGTTAAGAACATGTATCGGGGACCCAGCGGGTTCACAACGAGCACAAACCAACGAAAATACCTGTTTGCAAATAATGGCCGAAGAAGGATTTCCGACTGAAATGGCGTCAACAAACAACTTTATAGCCCGGAGGGAAGCTGTTTCAAACTTTATGACAAGAATGATAGGCAAGGATCCTGGATTTCTTCTATCTCCGCGCTGTAGATTTTTAAGATATGCGTTTCAGGGAAAATATCACTATCGTAAAATGCGGATGCAAAGTGGCGTACAGTATAGTGCAACACCAGAAAAAAATCTTTGGTCACATATATCCGATGCTCTTCAATATGGAGCACTTCATGCTGAATCAGCGAGTTCAATTACGCAAAGTCCACGGCAGGGACGTGGGCAGAGACGTGAAGTTGTAACTTCGTCATCCGGCGGCTGGACATAAAAAATATTAAAGTGGGGGTTGACAAACACAACATATTGTGGTATTATATCACTTTGAAACTATATATAGTGGAATTTAATTACTGTAAAAACCGTTTGGTGGTTGGAAAAAGCTAAATATGGCATATAATTCATTCTCTTCCGATCCAACGCCTGATGTAAGCTCCAGTCATGGACTTCTTCGCGTAGTATCTAATAAACAGCTTGTAGAAACAGAAAAAGCGGCTGAGCGCGAAGAACAACGCCAAGCCGAAACTCCTGAAATCAGTACACTTTCTGCATATATCGAAGAATGTTGGCAGGAAAATAAGCAATATAAAGAGCAAAGTGGCATAGAAGATGACATGATAAAATCTTTGCGCCAGCGCAATAATGAATATGAACCAGACAAATTGAGCGAAATTCAGGAAATGGGAGGTTCTCAAGTTTTCGCTGGGCTTACAGACACTAAATGTACTGCGGCAGAAGCATGGATAAATGATATTCTTGCTTCAGAACTTGAAAAGCCGTGGGAAGTAAGACCTACACCGGAACCAGAAGTTCCGGAAGACTTGGAGCAAACTGTTATAGCTCAAACCATGATGGCGTGGCAAATGGAGTTAGCGAAGGGTAATATTCTAACTCCGGATAAAATGTTTGCGATGGCTGGTGAACTCAGGGATGAAACGGAACGCAAACTGGATCGTGAGATAATAGAACGAGCACACCGCATGGACACTAAGATTTACGACCAAATGGTGGAAGGCGACTGGATTGGGGCGTTTGATGATTTTGTTACGAATATGGTGGGGCTCGGCTTAGGAATAATCAAGGGACCCATTATTCGTAAAAAAATGAAGAAATCATGGGGAAAGAACGAATTTGGGAAAACAAAACTCAAACTTGAGCCAAAAATTACTATGGATTTTCAGTCCGTCAGTCCTTTTGACGCATATCCTTCTCCCAGCAGCGTTGAAATAGACGATGGAAATTTTATCGAGAGAATGAAACTTACAAGAAAATCTCTTGTTGCAATGAAAGATGTAGAGGGATATGACAGCGATGCTATTGATTTGGTTCTTACTCGGTACGGACAAGGAGAATATAAGACTTGGACAAGTACCGACCAGGAGCGTTCAGAACTTGAAAAACATGGCGACAGGGTGCTTGCTACAAAAGATTCCATTGAAGCGCTTGATTTTTGGGGTAGTGTGCAGGGCAAATATTTGATTGAGCATAGTATGACAGAGGATTTAGACGGAAATAGCATTGAACCACTCCGTGAATACGACATAAACTCAATAAAAATAGACGATATTTTGATTTATTCAGTTATAAACCCCGAACCACTGGGTGGCAAACCATACTCAAAAACCGGATATAGAAAAATAACAGGTTCATTCTGGTATAAAGGTGTTGCAGTATTGATGCGAGACTTCCAGAATATTTGTAATGCCACTTTGCGTCATTTGATGAATAATCTGGCTATAGCAAGTGGACCGCAAGTTGTTTATGAAGATATCAACAGATTACCACCTGGAGAAAAAATTTCCCGTTTGTTCCCATGGAAAATACATCAATTACAGAACCCGGGTAATAGCACTCTTCCAGGAGTACGATTTGATCAACCAGACTCCAATGCGGCGGAATTGTTGACCGTATACAAGAAATTTGCCGATGAAATCGATGAATTGACGGGCATACCATCTTATGAACATGGGCAGGGAACCAACATAGGAGGCGCCGGCCGGACGTTGGGAGGGCTTTCACTTCTTATGGGAAGTGCGGCTCGCGGTATTAAGAAAATCATTGCCAGGGTACATAAAGAGGTTATTTCCACAACGATACAAAGAATGTATGAGTGGTATATGCTCTATGATCCCGACGAATCACTCAAGGGTGATATCGAAATATATCCTATGGGGGTATTGGCAATGATTATCCAAGAACAGATGTCAATGCGCAGAACTCAGTTCTTGCAGACGACAAACAACCCTGTAGACCTTCAGTTGATGGGACTTGAAGGCAGGGCAGAACTTTTGCGGAAACAGGCGGAATCTTTGGATATGGAAAGATCCAAACTTGTAAAATCAGCAGAAGATGTCAAGGAAATGGAAGCAAAAGCCGAAGCACAAAGAGCCATACAGCCAGAACCGGCTACGGCGGGTGCGCCACCATCGCAAGGAAGCCCCGTATAGGGATAAATATAAAAATATTAAAGTGGGGGTTGACAAACACAACATATTGTGGTATTATATCACTTTGAAACTATATATAGTGGAATTATTTAATAAATAAAGGAGATTTAACTATGAAAAGAAGTATGTTAATAGGAATATTCCTTGCCGTGATGGTGATTGTAGCCAATGCTGCGAGATATGAACAGTTGAATGTTGGTGTACTAACCGTCGAAACGGAAATCAATAGTATTGCAGTTGCTACAGTTACGGATGGTGCGGCTCTTGGTACGACTGCTGTTCAGCCTGCGGATATATGGGGCGCGCCTACGGCGACTCCTTCAACTAATCTGCTTGTGAACACGGTAGCAATACAAGCAAAGAATGATGCCGGAGGCGATCTGCCAGAGTTTCGGTTAATCCGAATCTGGACGAGTGAAACCAGTATGGGTGCGGCAAGCACGAATAACATTGAAACGCTGGTACTCTCAACCGGAACCGCTGTTGATACCGTGACCGCCCACGCTGATTATCGGTATGTTACAGCAACCGACGGCTCGGCTGTTGCGACTATTACTGCAACGGCGGCTGGAACCAACTATGTCATGTTGTCAGATGGTTCCTCAATAAGTGCTACAGCAATCACATTTGAGTAATTGAAAGAAAGAAAACAGCCCTGCCACCAAGCTAATTTGGGGCAGGGCTTGACAAATGGGGCGCGTCGTTTGGTGACCAAACCACTTAATGGCGCGCCCTTACTTTATTATGAAACGATTAGATGCAAACAACAGAGTGATTCCAGCGCTTGTGAGGTTCAAGAGAACCCAAGACGGCATTGATATAATTGCATGGCTCAATGAATCACTCGTGGAACAGCACGACAACAACGATAATTTGGAAGGATTACAGGAAACTGGCAAAGGTCAAGGCAAAGCTTTGGCTATTAAAGAATTTTTAGATTGTGTGGACAAAGCGGATGAAGCTCTACAACGTTCAAGAAAATGAGCCGACACCACACTTGTTCAAAACATTAAAAGTAATCCGTCGGGATACAAACAAAGCCCCGGCACAAATAATGCAAACCAGAAATGGCGCATAGGAGGAAAATATGGCAGTAGAAACAAGAGTACCAGTAGCAGTTAGAGAACAAGCAGAAGCGGCAGATAAGCTTTTAGAGAAAGAGGCAGCGGCGGAAAAATCGCTGGAGACTCCTGCACCGGAGTCCAGTGATGTAACGTCGGCACCAAAAGAGCAACCGCCGGTTCAGCAAGATGATAACACAAAACTGCGCGGACAACTCGCAACAAGCGAGCAACGGTATAATACTTTAAGGGGAAAATATAATGCTGAAATAGGTGGTGTCAATACCACCATTCGGGATTTGCAGTCGCAAATTCAGGAATTGAGGCAAAAAGCCCCCGTTGTACCGGAGAAACCGCAGGAACCTGCTGGGTTAACGCATCTGAACGAAGAAGAGAGAGAACGTTATGATAAAGATTCACTCGACCTGCAAAGTCGTGTGGCTCTGGGAGTTGCCGAGAGAGAAGTGGAAAAATTACGCGCGGAGCGTAAAGTTATAGAAAATCGTGTCACGCTTCTTGAAGAATCAAGGCAAACAAATCAAACGTCTGATCTTTGGAATAAAGTTGAAAAACTTTGTCCAGGTGCGAACGACATTAACGATTCAGATTCAGAATTTTTTGAATTTCTGAATCAAATTGAGCCGTTAAGCGGGGCAAGCTACAGGGAGATTGGCGTATCTGCAACTAATGTTGGAGATGTCAAGCGATTAGCCGATCTTGTAAATGCTTACAAAGCTGCCACTGGTAAAGAAGTAGCATTGAACGATAATAAACGTGTTCTTTCGCAACAGAAACCAGGCAATTCAAAGGTTATAACGCCAGTTACGGCACAACCAAAAAAAAGGGTTGTTCCTGCATCAGAAATCAATAGTTTCTATCAGGATAAAGCCTTGAGTCACTTAAAGGTCTCTGCTAAAGAAGGAAACGAATTAGAACAAGAGTATGACGAAGCCGAACGGGAAAACAGAGTCGATTACAGTAGGTAACGGCATTTTCCTGTTGCGGCATAATAATAATAAAAAAAGGAGAACATTATGGCCTATCCAGTCGCAGCAGGAATAAGGAATATAGCGGCAACTACTATGCGGTATGTACCGGCAATCTTTAGTGGTAAGCTTTTAGAGAAATTCTATAAAGCTTGTGTTTTAGCCGCTATCTCTAATACGGATTACGAAGGCGAAATCAAAGAGCAGGGCGATACAGTTTACATTCGTACCACTCCCGATATTACCATTCGTGATCACTCGAAGGGACAGACGCTGGTCAACGAACAGCCTACCTCGGCGCCAGTTACTTTGCTCATTGATAAAGGAAAATATTGGTCATTTGGAACTAACAAGCTAGATGACAAACAAACTGACATCAAGAAATATGTTAATAACTGGACTGATGATGCTTCGGAGCAACTGAAAATTGATATTGATACAGATATTCTTGCTGATGTTTATTCCGACGCAGACACATCTAATTATGGTGTCGCAGCGGGTAAAATATCGGCGAATATTGATTTAGGTGCGGACAGCGGAGTGTCGGTTGCGCTGACAAAAGCTAACGTTCTTGAAAAGATTGTTGACTGCGGACAGGTTCTTGATGAACAGAATATACCTGGAACCGGTAGGTTTATGGTTATTCCGGCATGGATGGCGGGACTTATCTTGAAGTCTGATCTGAAAGATGCGTCTCTGTCTGGAGATGCAGAGAGCATTATGAGAAATGGTCGGCTCGGAATGATTGATACATTTACTATCTATAAGAGCAATTGCCTGAGCACAGGTACTGATAGTGAACCGAATACTTGCCACAATATTCTTTTCGGAACAAAAGCCGCATTAACATTTGCGTCTCAGTTGACCGAAAATGAAAGTTTGAAGAATCCGAATGCGTTCGGTACACTGTATCGTGGTTTACAGGTATTTGGTTATAAGGTAGCGCAGCCTACCGCGTTGGGTTGGCTCTTTGCACGCAAAGGTTAATCATTAAAGATGGAAACGATATATTGAGTGGGGAATGTAAAATTCCTCACTCAATATTTTGATAAATTAAACATTAAGGAGAAAATTATGGCTACTGTTATTACAGACCAAGATATAATTGTCCAGAAAGGCGCGGTATTGCCTTTCAAGCGAATAGGCATGATTGAAAATACCGTAACGCTTGGTGGTGTAACCGATGGTGCACATGAAGCAGTTGAAGTCTTCACAATGAAAGACGATGTTCTGGTTTTAGCTGCCGGCATGGAAGTTATTACGCCGACGACTAATACTATTAACGCTTCTTTAGGAACTGGTGCCGGTGGAGGGGCTGCCGTTCAGTTGGTTGGAGAATCCAATGTGGGTGCTGCTGCCGGAACGCATTATAATGGTGGACAGGGTTTAGCGAATGTAAACGTCGCAGCCGACGATGCCATCGAGCTTGAAGTCAGCGCTGATGCTGGTGCGGCTGGCGTTGTTCGGGTATGGGCTATTATCGCGGATATTGAAAACGCTGATGGTTCATAATTAAGTTGTGTGAGATAAAAATAGAAATAGAAGGAGAAAATTATGGGTACTATTATTACAGATCAAGATACTATTGTGCAGAAGGGCGCAGTATTGCCCTTCAAAAGACTTGGCATGATAGAGAATACTATAACGCTTGGCGGAGTAACCGACGCGGCAGATGAAGCAGTACAGGTCTTCACAATGAAAGACGATGTTCTGGTTTTAGCTGCCGGCATGGAAATTATTACGCCAACGACCGAGACTATCGACGCTTCGCTGGGAACGGGTGGTGGTGGTGGTTCATGCACGCAGTTGGTTGGAGAATCAGATGTGAGTGACGTTGCCGGAACACATTACGAAGGGGGACAGGGTTTAGCGAATGTAAACGTCGCGGCAGATGATACCATTGACATTGAAGTTAGTGGAGATGCGGGCGCGGCTGGTGTTGTCAGAATATGGGCTATTATCGCAGACATTGAAAATGCTGATGGTTCATAAAAAATAAATAGTTCTTTTCTTGGAAATAGAAATTAGAACTGATATATTTAATAAAAGGAGATATAGAAAATGGCAGAAAAAAGATATTTGAAACAATTGAAAACAAATAATCCTTTTTCTTATTCGGATATCCTTGCTGAAAGGCTTGATATGGTTGAAATATCGGAGGAAGAAAAGGATAAATTGCTTGTTGCCCGGGTTGATGAGCAAAAGTCAGTCGCTATAATTCATAAAGTGGTAAAAGAAAAAAAAGAAGCAAGTAAGAATCTACAAGAAACGCATGAATTGGCGGAACTTGAAGGCATGACGAAGAAGGAATTGACAGAGTTGGCAGAAAAAAGAGGGCTTGATGTTGAGGCAAGCATGAAGAAAGCTGATATTTTTGCCTTACTTATATAAAAGAATAATATGACTGGAAACAAAATTGTAGAGCGGGTCCGACGTCAAATATCGGGTTCTGTAGATGATTATGGCTGGGATAACCCGACTATGGTCAAATATATTGATGATGGAATTCGTGCAATTGTCTTTGAGCACCCTGAATCAAGATATGTATCTACCGTACAGACATCCGCTCTTGCAGAATATACAGCTTTAACGGCAGATATAGGCTTAACTGATAATTACGCCAATATGCTTGTTCATTTTGTTAGCGGTCAAATTCTTTCAGAAGATGCAAAAAATGTTGCTAATATGAAGTTGGGAAATGATCACTTAATAAAAACTGGATTGGGACATATTTAATGGCAAATACTGCATATACTGAACTTTATCCATATTGTGAATATGAGTTACCAGGCATAAGTTTCGCACGTCCACTTTTATTGCAAACGGTACGTGGAACAATAAAAGAATTTTGCGAGCAAACCCTTGTTTGGTTGGATGATGCTACTGCAATTGATGTGGTAGAGGACACTAAGCAATATACGTTGGTCAGCCCTGACGCTCAAGGCGAAATTGTGGCGTTTAAGAAGGTCGAGAGGCGGTATAGCGATGGCGGTGATTTGTCAGAATTGGATCCAGAGATAGATTATACTCGCACATCTCAAACCCAAATCAAACTTGTTGCCAATCCTCCGGAAAATGTAACGAGCGGTTTGGAAGTTCAGGTCTGTTTACGTCCGATTATTACCGCAACAGAAATTCCAGAAGATTATTTCAATGCGTGGTATGATGTTTGGGCAAATGGAGTTAAGTCCAAACTCATGCTGTCAGGAAAACAGTCATGGAGCGATCATGCAAGAGGCGCAGAATGTAAAAGAGATTATTGGGATGGTATAAGCAGATGCAGAGCCAATGAAAATAAAGGAGGATTGCTTGTAGATGCCTTCGCCCGGCCAGAATATATTTTTGCCTGAATAAAACGGAGGATA